CTAATGATATTGACCCAGAAATGGCGTGGCATTACAAGCAGAATCTAAATTCGAAGCACTATTTTTTGTGCTCTATCAGAGACTTGATCAACAATGATCTGCCTGATGAGCTTTATAATCTTGATATTTTAGATGGCTCTCCGCCATGCAGTACGTTTAGCATGGCAGGTAAAAGAGAAAAAACGTGGGGAAAGGAAAAGTATTTCCGAGAGGGTCAAGCAAAGCAGGTGTTGAGTGAATTGTTTTTCGACTATCTGGCACTGGTTGAAAAGTTAAAACCTAAAGTAGTTATTGCGGAAAACGTGAAGGGAATGTTGATAGGCAATGCTAAAGGATATACCAAAATGATTGTAACTCGGCTCAAAGAGATTGGCTACAGACCGCAATTATTTTTACTCAATGCAGCAGATTGTGGCGTACCGCAGAGGCGTGAGCGCGTGTTTTTTATTGCCGCGCGTAATGATCTTGATTTGCCGCCGTTGAAGCTGGCTCCGAAGCATCGATGGATTAGCGCTGAAGAGGCAACGAAAGATTTGCAAGAGTTGACAGAATCAGAGATTGCTGACACTGCGCCAACTAATATAGATCGTCTATTCTATCACTTGACAAGACCTGGTGATTCTTACGATACTGCATGCATGAAGTTGCGCGGGAAAAAATCGTATTACAATTGGATCCGCTTACGTAAAGACATGCCGGCACCAACATTAGCTGCAAGACATCATGTATTTAGCCATTGGTCGGAAATGCGCAAGCTGACGTTCCGAGAAGTAAAACGACTCAGCTCATTCCCGGACGATTATGTTGCAAAAACAGATAAGATTGGCAAATACATAGTAGGTATGAGTGTGCCGCCGAAGATGACAGAGCAAGTAGCGCGTGTTGTAATTGATCAATGGCTATTACGATGACATGCGTCATCCGCATTTCGCCGCTGTCTCTCCACGCTGGTCAGCGTCGCGTACTCGAGACAACTGCGCGCTTCAAGGTAGTAGCGGCAGGACGACGATTTGGCAAGACTCTGCTCGCAGTTGAGTGGCTCACGTTGATGGATGGCGGAGCAATCGAGGGATTCCCCGTTGCATACTTCGCGCCAACTTACAAGTTGAGTTTCGAGGTATGGGACAACGTTGTGCGCACGCTGCAATCAGTGACGCAGCGCTCATCTCGGACTGAGAGACGTATCGAGCTAATCACTGGTGGCGTGATAGACTTCTGGACGTTAGAGGACAAGGACGCTGGTCGAGGACGCAAGTATGCTCGACTTGTCATTGATGAGGCAGCACATGCGACCTATCTCAGGGAGGCGTGGGAGGAATCAATTCGCCAGACGTTGATTGATTTCAAGGGCGAGGCGATGATAATCTCGACGCCGAATGGGCGGAACTACTTCTACGACCTCTACATGCGTGGTCTTGCAGACAAGGAGTGGGCATCGTTCCAAATGCCAACTTCGGCAAACCCGTTCATCTCTCCTGACGAAATCGAGCAAGCACGACGTGAGTTGCCCGACCTTGTTTTTCGGCAGGAATACCTTGCGGAGTTCGTCGCGATGAGCGGCGGGCTCGTCAAATCGGAGAACATCATCTACGCGGAGCCAACTATAACCGATGATGCGCAGATAGTCGTAGGTGTTGACCTTGCCATCAGCAAGTCAGTGCTCGCCGATTACACTGCAATCGTCACTGCCATCCATAAGGACGGTAAGGTTATCATCGCTGATGTGCAACGCGGGCGTTGGAACTTCCGCGAGGTAGTCGAAGTCATCAAGCACGTTGCGCAGAACGCGTCGCTGGTCGTCATAGAAAGCGTGCAGTACCAAGCGGCGGTTGTGCAAGAATTGATAGCTACAACACAGCTTCCAGTCATCGAATACGTGCCCGATAAGAATAAGATTACACGGTTTCTCCCATTACTTGCACGCATTGAACATGGGCAGGTGATGTTCTCGCATTCATTGCCACGATGGTATTTCGATGAGTTGTTATCATTCCCAGTTGGACAGCACGACGATTGTGTGGACGCGTCTGTCTATGCAGCACTCGTTCCGCTGAGAAACAACCTGCAAATCTTGGCTCTTTGATTTCGTATTTTGGCGAGAGTACAAAAGTGGCTTCAAGATGGACAACGAAATCGCTTGGCGCTTACTCAACATTGCGACCACGATATTGATTACGATGCTAATGTACACTATCAGACAGTTGGCGTCGGACGTGCGTAGTTTGACGCAACTACTTGGTGACTTACGTGATAGGGTTGCACGGTTGGAGGGGCGAACCTATGTCGAGTGAGAATAACATCACTCCCGTGCCACCTTATAATCCGATGCCTCATTGGTATCGAAAACGAGATGATGAGCAACGGCGCATACTAACAGAATGGCTGCGCCGAGATATGTACAACCACTATCGTACCAATCCCATGAGTCGAGACCGGAAAACAACAATCGCTGGTGTGCTTGCAGGAGTTGCAATGATTTTGCGAGCGCTGAACATCGCTGACATCCCAGAGTTCATCTTAGATGCAGTGACGGCGGTGGCGGTGTTCTTGCTTGGTCTCTTCGCAAGCGACAAGCGGAAGAATGGATGAGTCCATTTTCAATGAGTGCGTTGAGCTCGTCAAGCACTTCGAGGGCTTCCGAGCTAAGCCATACTTGTGTCCAGCAGGTTACTGGACAATTGGGTATGGCACTCGCTCTGAAGAGACAGCGGCGCCAATCACTCAAGAGCAAGCAGAGCAGCTTTTGAGGAAAGAGTTGCAAAAATTGCAACGGTCACTTGTGCATTACATGCTCAAGGATTCAGAAGTTGCGGCGCTATCATCGCTTGCTTACAATGTAGGATTATCGACCGTGCGCAAAGGCACTCTCTACAATGCACTCAAAATAGGATACAAAGACCAGTGGTATATGATCCTGCATTACTCAAAGTCAGGCGACAAGCGACTTCGTGGACTATTGCGTCGTCGTTGTGCTGAGCTAATCCTTGCGCACGGTGGTGATTGGCGCACGTGGAAACGCTATGACAAGAGACTGGCAGACCTATTACAAGACCATACGCTCGCATACAAAATAGGCAATGAAATTATTCAAGGCGTTAAAGAGACGCAAGCCAATCGAGCAGCGTAGCTCGCTCGCGGCGGCGATTGTGTCGCAGCTGAATAAGGCAGCAAGCGGGAGCAATCTTGCCACCGTGTGTGAGACGTATTTCGTTCAGTCTGCAAGTGAGGCGCGTTACAATCACGAGTGGCTTGATGCGAGTCTCAAGGATATAGCACGCTACTACATTACGACGGGAGCTGTTGCAATCCATCGTGTTGATGCAAGTGGTAATCTCGAGGCACTGCCATACGGTGGTGAGGATGGATTCACGGTGCGTGCAATTGGAGGAGAGCCGAAGGTTTTCATTCGTGGTAGCGCAGCAAGCGACTATGAGGTGGTGACGTGGGGAGCACGAGCGTTGAACGAGATTATCGCACCGCGTGACCTTGCAAAAGATGAGTTGGCGCTCGACAAGATTGTGCGTGACTACGTGCAGACGTCAATCGCAGCAGATGAGTACTTTCGACGTGCAATCATCCCTGATCCGTCTGTTGTTCTCACGCAAGAGTCGTTGAACCAGCTGCGCTCTTCATTACTCTCTGCCCATCTTGAAAGCAAGGGCGGCACGATGATTTTACCAGCACGCTTTGAAGTTCAATCGTTCGAACCGTTACTTGAAGCCCTCAATTTTGAGAAAATTGCACTCGCTGTTGAGTCGCGTTGCGCGGCGATTTACGGCATCCCCACCATATTACTCGGACTGCAATCGAGTGCTGCCCATTCGACCTACGCCAATTATGAGCAAGCAAGACTCGCCTACGTCCATAACATCCTTGTACCATTTTGGCAGGCGGTGGGTGATGCGGTTGCGCGACTTACTGGGGAGGAGATAGCGCTCGACCGTGATAGTGTACAAGCGCTGCAGGAGAGTGCAGTATCGAGCACAGTTGCGCTCTATAAGGAGGGCATCATCACGCTCGATGAAGCACGAGAGCGTTTGGGCTACGAAGCGGTCGGTAGCATTGAGACCACGCAACAGATGGTGGAGCAGGAGAGCGAGGAGCTTTGGTATCAGCGTGTTCAAGGTTCCTACTCTCTTCTCGAGCAGCGCATAGCATCAGCGATGAGAGCGGAGCTGTCGGCTATCGTCTCAGAGCTTGAGACAGTGGACAGTGTTCAGCGTGAGTTGATACTTCGTAGTGCAGGGCGACGGGTAGCAGCTAAGATTCAGCAGGCGGCATCAACGTCTGTGCGCTCGATTGTTCGCGATGCGTACCAGGAAGCTCGAAGCAAGGCGGACAAGTTCCTGGAAGACCCCGTCGCAAAGGTGGTCAGCTCTGCCGATAGCATCATCGCCGAGATTGTCGAGCATGATATGCAATACACGTCGGCGACGCTGTACGACAAGTTGAGTCAAGAAGCAGTGGTTGACCTTGCGCACGTAGCACTGGTGGCAAGGACGCTCTCAACGACAATCGTTGCACGGTTGCAGACAGAGACATGGGCGGCAATGAACCGACTGCTCAAAGACAAGCGTCGGACAATTAAGAAGTATTGGATCAGCCAACGCGATGACAAAGTGCGTGACCATCACCAAGAGGCAGACGGTCAAGTCGTGCCCGTCGATGGCAAATTCAAATTGCGAAATAACGCTGGCGGAATAGAGCTCTGTGACCATCCAGGAGATGCTCGACTCTCGCCAGCCAACAGAATCAACTGTAGGTGTGTTTTACGTCCACGCAGAGGTTAGCGATGAACAATCGTCAGCTTATCACTTTAGCACTCCGTGAGGCAAGCAACGGGCGGATTGTTGCTTACGCGTCCGTTTTCGACGTTGTCAGCCAGAGCGGCATCATCATTCGCAGAGGCGCATTTGTGCAGTCACTCGATACGCTCAAGACCAACGGTTATCTCTTATACAATCATGACCGTGATGGCTTGCCGATGGGCATCATCGAGAGCGCGCAGGAGGACGATTACGGGCTGCTCATCACAGCACAATTCCACTCTCATCCTCAAGCGCAGGCGTTGCGACAAATCGTCGAAGAGCGCATTGCTGCGGGTGTTGAAGTGTCGATGAGCATTGCGTTCTACGTTGATGCTTACGAGCAGGATAGCGAGGGTCATGTTATCGTCACGCAAGCGCAGATTGTTGAGTGCTCCATCGTCTTATTCCCGGACAATCCCGAAGCACGAGTTATCACTGTGCAAGAGCGCAAGCCACTTCGTGAACAGATTCGAGATGCTATCTCTGCAATCGAGGCGGCAACGTTCGAGGCGTCGTACACGACTAATCGCATCAAGGCTCTGGCACAGCTTCGACGGCAGGAGAATCGAGATATCAGCGACGAAACCAAATCAATTATTGAAACGTTGTCCCAGCACGTCGAGCGCCTACAAGCAGCGCTGGCAAGTATTGCGCACGACTTGGATGCAAGCATCCATCTAACGAATCAAGAGGCGTTCGACATTGAGGAATTTGTCAAACTATTCGAACTTGAACTACAATGACGACCAAACAATTAGCAGATCAGCTACGTGAACTTGCGCGTGAATTGCGTGAGAATTACCAACAAATGAGTGATGATGAGCGGAAGGCAAAAATTGCCACGCTCAATGAGCTGCGTAACAAGTATGATGACTTGAAGCAGATTGAGGAGCTTGCGCAAATCCAACAGGAGACTGACGTCAAGCCCATCACGCAAGGCAACAAGCCGCAGAAGAGCATTGTTGAAGCTATCATCGAGTCCGATGCTTTCAAGCAGGCGCTCACGACGCGTGGGATGCGACCCTATGTCGTGCAGAATGTGACTATCCCGACTCCAACGTACAGCTACACAACGCTCTCCCCCGCGCTTGTGCCGACGTCGCAGTTGGTGGGCACGCTTGTCTCAGTTGGCACGCGTCAGACGGCTAATACGCTCTATGCGCGCGAGACCACAACATCACTCAAAGGGTCGGCTGCTCCTCGATCCAAAGGTGCTCCCAAACCGACGACAAACATTACCTATGAATCGGTGCAGTCGATTGCGCAATCCATCGCACACCTCGTCAAGGTGGCGGAGGAAGACCTCAATGACATTGCAGCTCTGCGGCAGACCATCGAGCAACGAGGCATCAATCAGATTTTGGCGACCGAAGAAGACCAAGTCGTGAATGGCAACGGAACAGCTCCGAACCTGTTGGGTATCCTCAACACGACTGGCGTAGTTACTGCTGCGCAAGGTACCGACACGTTGATTGACGCGATTGTCAAATTAATTGGCACGCTTGAAGGCAATGGTGCTAACGTCACCACAATTGCAGTCAATCCGAGCAAGTGGGCTGACCTTGTGCTTGCGAAGGATACCACTGGTGCTTATCTCAATGTCGTTGTTGACGACCGTCTCTTTGGTGTGCCCATCATTCGCTCTCCGTTTGTCGCAAGTAACAAGGTCATTGTCGGTGACAATCGCTATGCAACCTTGTGGCGCGTACAAGGTGTTACCGTTGCCGTCGGAACGGAAGGCGATGACTTCGCGCGTAACCTCGTATCGATTCGGATTGAAGAGCGTGCTGCTCTTGACGTCTATCGTCCCCAAGCTTATGGTGTACTAACATTGGCATAAGATGCTAACGTCACTTGAGACGTTTCGTTCTCGATGTGGACTCCAGGGTACTGAGCTGGATATCCACTTAGACAATGCGCTTCGGGCTGCTCACCAGGAAGCGACTGCTTGGCTTGGGCAGCCCGTTGTGCGCTCTATTATTCAAGGCACTACTACATGCGTCCCACATCAGATATCAGACAGGCATGTTGCGATTGTGCCAGCAAGCATTGACATCAACCTGCTGACGCTCTATCGAGACACTGACAACGTGGACATTGCGCCGCAGTGTTCAACGATGGGTAACGTCATCTATCTTCCGTATGAAGAGGAGCTCGGCACAACGTATCGCTACACGTTAGAGACAGGATGGACGCAGGCGACTGCACCAATGCTTGTTGTTGATGTCATCTATGCGATTGCGTTCTATCTTCTGTTGCAGACGCAACTGTTGCAGTACAGCGCCGCTGGATTGACGAGCGAGTCACGAAGCGAGAGTGGTGCTGTCACCGCCTCGAGGAACTACGATGAGAAATACGTCCAACGTCAACTTGAGAGGCTAAACCGATGGCGCCTACTGCTGTAACAGAGTGGAAGTTACCACTTGCTGAGAGGATGAACCGCCTGGCACGGGAATGGCTTGTAGAGCGCGTGCCAGCGATTATGCAAGTCTACGTTGAGGAGCACTTCCACGCAGGACAGCGACCGGGACCGAGAAACCTAACAGATAAGCTCTACGTCAACACTGGACGTTTGGCTCGTAGTTTTGCGCCGTTCGCCCGTGAAGGTGTTCTGCGTGTGAAAGGTCTCAACGTCGAGTATGGCACACGTGTGCCTTATGCAGCAATCCATGAATACGGTGGGCGGGCTGGACGCATGAGACGTGCTCGAATTCCTGCGCGACCTTACTTGAGACCTGCGGTAAAGCGAGCACGCAAGGAGCTCGTTGAATTGTATCAAGCAATAATGCAAGAGGCATTGCGATGACAGCATATACAACATTCATCCGCTTACTCAATGACCTTCGTCGAGCGCTCGAAACCACGAACGAGAAGGCTCGACATGAGGAGGAAATCAGGGTTGTTGGCTATCGGATGGAACTCGAGGAAGCGCTCGAAGAGGGCGGCATGTGGAGAGCAGATATACTTGTCATCGCGAACACGACAAGCGACGTCAATACGATTACGTCTATCATTACTCGCATTGAAGACCTGATGTTGATGTGTGCCAAATTGGGCATCATCCTCTTCGTCCGCAGCATCACATCATTAGATGACACGACACCGACGACACGTAAATCACTTGCGGTAGAGTTAGAAGCAGCATGGCGCGACTGAGCATCGTCAACATCACGACGCTTGAGGATATGCAGCGACCTGCGTATCAGCAGATGCTGTCGTCGTTACCTCGAGGTGAGGATGTTGAGTGCGTGTCGCTTATCACCTATCACGATGAGCGGGAGCTCAAGGAGAGGATTGACGTCATTGAAAGCGGATTGCGTGTACGTGTCTATGAAGCTGGGATTGGCGTCAAACCATCGCTTGCAGTGGCACGTACGATTGTAGAGCAGCTTGCTCATGGTGAGTGGTGCTTGTGGATTGATAGCGATGATCTACTCATTACTCCAGAGCGTGTGATTGATTGCGTGCGCAATGCTCCAGGTGGCATTGGTGCTTACTATTGCCATGTTGTCGGCATGCAGCAGATAGAAGGGCAAAGCACAGTGCTCTATCACGTCGAACAACCCCGACTTTACCGCAAAGGTGCAGGGCGATGGGTCGGTCGCATGCATGAAGTGTTGAAAATCGAAACTTGGACAACCGCAAAAGCGAATATACTCATTGAGCATCATGGTTACTTATGCACGCGTGAGAAGCAGCGCGAGCGGCTGCTTCGCAACCTACGTGGTGTAGCACAGACGTTGGATGACTGCTGGGACGACGCCAGTCTGCGTGAGCACTACCTACACGTGATGCAATCGAACCTTGATGCATATTTTGGTTTGTCTAACAATTATTGAGAATCAATTATGGCAAGCGTATTACATGGCGGTCGTTATCTTGTCGTGTACACTGCGACACTTGGTGCCACACCGTCAATCGGATCGACGCCTGTGTTCACGTGCGACGCGCAAATCAAGACGCAGGTGGATTACAACGCTACCGAGTCGCACAAGATTGATGTCGAGCACATCAAAGACGATTCTGGTTTGCAAAGCTTCATCGATACCTACGTTGACATTACGCAGACGTCTGATGTGGAGACCATCACATTTGAGGATGGTTCCAAAAGCTCAAGCACGCCTACTGGCAATGCGTTGTTGCTCATCGTCAAAGGTGGGCTCTCTGGAACAGCGCGTAAAATCTATACAGCAATCGTCAAGATTGACCCATCGTCTGGCTCGTGGAGTCAGGAGGGCAACAAGTACAATCGCCCGAAGCTCGCGTTCAACAGCGTTGAGCCTGGCGGCGTAGTGACGGTGCCGACAACGTACTACACAGGTATCGCAACGACACCAGGACAGATTACGTTTGGTTTGGGTAGTGTGAAGTTTGGAAGAATCCACTACGCCTAAAAACGATGGTGCGCCGAGTAATGCAGCCCGCTATTGGTTATACATACATGCCTTTCAGCTCTTTCCACTTCACTGCAGAGCTCGGCGCACTATTATTATTCACAATCACAACAATAGACAATGAAGCTCACAACACCAAAGCGCACAATTGAGGTAACGCTCCCACGACTAACGCTGCGAAATGAGTCAACGCTTCGTCAGTGGTACAATAGATTGCAGGACATTGCACGCGAGCATGCGCTGACGGGCGATGTATTGGCTCGGTTACTTGTGGAAGCGCAGAAGCGCGACTACGACCTAAGTCATCTCATCACGTCGAGCGGTTCATTGACCGAGTACGCTCAGCAACACGACGTTGAGGAATTGCGTGATATGATTCTCGACATAATCAGCGGAGACGTCGAGTTGGTCAAGTTGCTCATTTCCATCCAGCACTACCCACGCACACAGCAGGCATACTTGGCAGGCGTTGAGTTTCTGCGCGACGTGTGTGGTGTTGTGCTTGACGAGGATGAGTTGCAAGAAACGCCATACGACGAGGTGGCGCAAGTCGTCGAAGAGTTTTTTCGCCACTTGCGCTGATGCATACGCTTACGAGTTGCACATCAATCGGACAGAACCCCTTGCAACACTCAAGTATGTTGACGACTACGGTGATGAGCTTGAGGACACAAGCGCGATGCACTTACTGCCAGAGCATCTACGATGTTATGCATTGGCAGCTATGATAGCAGAGGCATTGCACATTGATTTCGAGACTGTGCTCGATTACGACTACAAGCATTGCATTGACCTACTGCTTGTAGTGAAGGCGCGAACGTGGCGAAAGCCGACCCGTAACCCATACGAAAAGTACTTGTAGCGATGGCAACAGCAGCGGAACTTATCCTCAAGATTGAGGCAGACGTAAAGAGCGCACAGGCTGCGATTGAGTCTGTGCGTAAGTCATTGCACGCCGCGCAGAAGGATGCACGCATTGTGCCATCGCTCAACCTTGCAACCGTCAAGCAAGAATTTGGCAAGGGTATCGCCGACATCAAAAGCAAATTCCAGGAGGGATTCAGCAACGTTGGTAGTGGTGTTATCGGAGAAGTCGCCAAGAATTTAGGCACGCTTATCAATCCTGCTGGAGCAGCGATTGCAGCGGTTACTGCATTGGGTGGGGCACTGGTGGAGGGAACACGTCGAGCGCTGGAATTCGAGAAGGGCTTAGCCAACTTAAGTGTCATCACAGGCATCAGTGGAGACGAGCTCGAAGCGCTCGGTGACAAGGCGAAGGAGATTGCATTGCGCTTCGGCGGAGATGCAACGTCGCAGCTTGACTTGATGTCAATAGCGCTGTCGAAATTGGGCCCCGACCTTGCCAAGAGCCAAGAACAGTTTGCGGGATTCATTGAGAACGTCAACATCTTCGCAAAAGCTACGGGGCAAGACGCAGCAACGGCAGGTCAGCAGCTGATGGACGTTATGCTCCAAGTAGGCGTCAACACGAGCGATGCTAACGAGGTTCTGCGTGCAAGTGGAGAGTTGATGGATGTGTTGGCAAAGGCAGCACAGGAAGGGGCAGCGGAGACGTCAGCGCTTGCGGAGTCATACTTGCAGGTAGGTTCAACCGCTAAGCAGCTCAACCTATCCTCGACACAAGTTGCGGCAGCGCTTGAGGGGCTTGCGTTCGCTGGCAAGAGTGGAGCAGAGGCAGGGACAGGATTGCGCAACGTACTCACGTCATTGGTCAAGACCAGTAGCGCGGCGGAGAAAGCACTGAACTCAATTGGACTATCCTCTGCAGAGCTCGGAAAATCGCTAAGCGAGAAAGGTATCGCAGATACGTTGCAGCAGTTGCAAGATGGGTTGCAGAAACTTGGCTCTGATGCTGAACGTAGTGCGTTGCTTGTACGTGTGTTCGGGAAGGAGAATCTTGCAGCGGCAGGTGGATTGCTCAACAACCTTGATAAGATTCGAGAGCTCCAGAAGCGCATCGAATCAGGCGCTCAAGGCGCAGCACTGAAACAAGCAGAGACACGGATGGCAACGATGGGAGAGTTGCTCGAACGGCTCAAGACGGCAGCTGGGCTTGTCTTGGAAGCGCTGGGGAGTCAGGTGTTGAGAGTTGCAAATATGATTACAAGCGCACTCGGTGGTTTAGGGACAGACTTGAATGGCATCGTGAAAATTGTGCAAGATGTCGCATCAGCGATTGTGACAATCCTACAACCGCTCATTGCGTGGTTCGCGGGGCTCAACAGTCTTATTATCGGTACGTTGAGGGGGCTGATTCAAGGGTTGCAAGATGCTTTCAGGGGACTCGGTGGAGGCGTTGACATCTTCGGCGCATTAGCAGATGTACTCAAAACCGTGTTTTCCGTTCTGTCTTCGATTGTATCAGCGGTTGCAAAATTCATTGGATTGGTTGTTGGTGGTGCAATACGCTTGGTGATTTCGTACTACACGATGCTTTGGAATGCAATCAAAGCTGTCGTCAATTTCATCGTCGAATTGGTCAACAAGTCAACGGTGTTGCAAGGCGTATTCCTTGCGCTCAAGAACTACGTGCAGTCGGTGATTGACTCATTCGTGTCGCTCTACAATTGGCTCAAAAAACTAATCGGTGGGCAAGACGACACCGCGAAGAAGAGCGAGCAGGTAGCTCAATCACAACAGCAAGTGGCAGAGGCGACCAAGACAGCAGCAAGTGAAGTCAAGAAAGCAAGTACTGATTATGCAGTACTTGCTGCACAATTGGATGCGGTTACACAGCGAGCCAAGCAGTACGTTGACGCCGTCAAGCAATTCATTGACCTTGCCGCCAAGCAAACAACACTCAATCGTGGTATCGTCTCCCCCGACACGCAGACGCAATTAGAGGCAGCACGTATCCAGCTCGACCTATTGCAGCAGAAGCTCCTCTCATTTGCACGCACGGCGGGGATTGAGAATGCCATTCGCAAGATGCTTGCCGATCCGTTAGAACTGAGTGCTGATGCAGCTAAGCGGTGGGCAGAGGAGATTGCGAAGGCAAATCCCATCGTCGTCAAGGCTAAAGAGGAGATGGAGGCAATCGCTGATGCTGAAGACGAAGGGGCAGCCAGTGCAGAGCGCGCAGCGAAAGCAAAGGAGAAGTATCAACAAGCGTTGAGCAAGGCAAAGAGTGAAGCGCTATCTCTACTCAACGAAGTAATCAAGCTTCGTCAGCAATCGCAAGAGTTGGAGATACGTGCCAACGTGGAGACCGCAAAGCGTGAGCTTGATGCTGTATCAGAGGAGCTCTCCAAGTTGTCGGATGTTACCATTGAGATAGCGCTTGACAATGCTGCCATCGAAGCACTACGAAGCAAGTACGAGCGCACAATCGAAGACCTACGCACTCGACTACAATCGCTTCGAGTGGGGAGTGATGAGGCGAACGTTGTCAAATCGTCGCTTGAGAAGGTACTCTCAAGCTACGACAAGTTCAACAAGCAACTCGTTGAGAAGACAGCGGAAGGAGTCAAGCTAAAACGTGATGTACAGATTGCTGCAATCAGTGATGAAGCAGAGCGTGAGCGACAGGAGCGACTTCGAAGGCTCGATGAAGAGGAACAAGAATGGATTCGCAAAGCGCAATTAGTGCAGGCAGGAGAGGAGACTATCCACGCCATCCGTGAGCGCTACGCTGCTCTGCGCCAGCAGTTGATGGACACAGAAGCGCAGCGCTGGCAACAGCTCAACACAGAGATGCTGCGAACAAGTGACTCATTCCTAACATCACTTACTAATGCATTCGGCTCCGCGTTCGTTGAGGTTGGTCGTGACGCACAGGAGGGAATGAAGTCATTCAACCGTGCCATTGCAAGCTCGTTGATTGACCTACTCGAAGCGATGCTCCCTGCGTGGATTGCTGGAGCAACGGGCGCGGAGATAGGGACTAAGGGTATCATCGGTTTCGGTACTGCTGGTGTTCTTGTCGCTGTGCTCAAGACGTTATTCGCCGCTGCACGTGCGGCACTGCAGAGAGGCTTTGCGAGTGGTGGATTTACGGGCTATGGTGATACGCAAGATGTTGCAGGCGTCGTCCACCATCGAGAATACGTGATTCGCTACCCCTATGCTGAGCGGTACCGTGAAATCCTTGATGCAATGAATAAGGGAGCATACTCTCCATCGGTTGTGATGGTTCCCACCGTGCAGCAGGTAAGAGTTGAATTGACGGGCGCCCTGCAAGTGCGCGCAAAAGGCGATTGGATTGCTGCGCAACGGTCGGTTGCACTACGTGCGAGGATGGCGTCATGAGTTGGACTTTGAAGCTCGTCGCAACAAATGCATACATACAGACTGACACGGC